CTACTCGTTATGGTAAGTTGTTGATGGGTGTTCGTGAGACGCTTGATACTGGTGTTTCTGGTCTTGTTGGTGGTTTTGGTGCTCTTGCTGGTGCTAGTAAGATTTCTAAGGCTTTGCGTAATCAGCCTCGTTTGTATATTAATCGGAGGGATCTTGGCTAATGGATGTTTATAAGGCAAGTCGTGGTTCGTTTCGGAAGAAGATGCGTCCTCATAAGGATCGTAAGGCTTTTAGTCGTACTGCTTCTAAGGTGCGTAGGGAGAATATTTCGTCCTCCCCTATGCGTCTTGGTATACGGCTCTAGTGCCGTGTTATTATCCTCGTGATTGTGCTCAGTCTCGTACAGAAAATGTTATTTGTACGGATGGTAAGCGTAAGCGAGAATTTATTTATGGTGTGAAGGTTAAGCCTGGATCGCTTCTGTATAAGAATTATGAAGCGACTCAGGTTCCTTGTGGTTCTTGTATTGGTTGTCGTTTGGAGAAGTCCCGCCAGGATGCTGTTCGTTGCGTCCATGAAGCCTCGTTGTATGAAGATAATTGTTTTGTGACTTTGACTTATTCGGATGATTTTTTGCCTCCTAACTCTACTTTGGTTAAGGAGCATGTTCAGTTATTTATGAAGCGTTTGCGTGATTATGTTTTTCGTTCTTCGCCCGAAGGGCGATTGGATCCGTCACAGAATGTGACGGATGGACAAGCGAAGCGCGTCAGGTTTTTGGCTTGTGGTGAGTATGGTGATAATTTTGGCCGTCCTCATTATCATTTGTTGATTTTTAATTATGATTTTCCTGATCGTGTTTTTTTTGATGTTCAGAATGGTTTTAATTTATATAGGTCTAGTATTTTGGAGTCTTTGTGGCCTTTCGGTTTCTCTCTTGTTGGTGATGTATCCTTCGAATCGGCGGCCTATGTATGCCGATATGTTTTAAAGAAGGTTTCTGGAGAGCTTGCCGAAGGTTGGTATGACGGCCGTATTCCTGAGTTTTCTCTCAGATCTCTCAAGCCTGGTATTGGAGCTCCTTGGTTGGAGCGTTATCAGAAGTCTGTTTTTCCTGATGATTTTATTGTTATTCGTGGTGGTGTTCGTTGTAAGCCGCCTCGTTATTATGATGTCAAATTAAATTTGACTAATCCTGAGTTATATGCTTCAATTAAGCTTAAGCGTAAGGAGATGGCGTCTAAGTCTAAGCATAATTCTCCTGAGCGATTGGCGGTTAGGCGGCGTGTGAAGTTGGCTCAAACGAAGATGTTAAAGCGGAGGCTTAAGTAATGCGTCAAGTATATGCTGTTCGTGATGTGAAGGCTAATTCGTTTGCTTTTCCTCATTTTGATGTTTCGCACGGCCAGGCGATCCGTGCGTTTGGTGATATGGTGCGTAACCCTAAAACTCCTTTTAATTCTCATCCTGAGGATTATTCTTTGTATAATATTGGATCCTGGGATGAGATTCAGGGTACGCTTGTTTCGTTGAAGATTCCTGTTTTGTTGTCGTCTGCTATTGAGCATGCTGGGAGTCCTATGCCCCAGCGTAACGGGTCTAATGGTATAGAGGAGATTTTACATGCCGATAAGAGTTGAAGAGCGTGGTGACGGTACTCGTCGTGTTTCTTTTGTTTTTGATGAAGCGAATGCTGATGAGCGTTCTCGGACGAAGGCCGAGTTTCATAAGGACTCTAATATTAATGTCATTATGAAGAAGTATCGTAAGACTGGTATTTTGGGTGACCCTCTCGATCATCGTGAGGGTTCGTATGGTGATTTCACGAGTGGTGCTGATTTTGCTGAGTCTATGCGTAAGATCGCTCGTGTCAATGATGTTTTTGCTGAATTACCTGCTCATGTCAGGTCTAGGTTTGATAATTCGCCTGTTCAGCTTTTGGATTTTCTTGTGGATCCTAAGAATGATCCCGAGGCTATTAAGTTGGGTTTGAAGGTTGCACCTAAGGTGGATCCTAAGAATGATCCCGAGGCTATTAAGTTGGGTTTGAAGGTTGCACCTAAGGTTGTAGAGCCGCCGGCTACGCCGCCGGCATCGTCGCCGGTAACACCGGCCCCAGGGGCCTAGCACATATATATATTACTTGTTGTAATATGTGCTAGGTGACAGGTTTTCTAAAAACGGAGGTTTTAAATGCAAGCGAATGATGCGTTCAGACAGCCCTCGAATCGTGTAAGTCGTAATGCTCAAGTGCCTCAAGCTAATATTCCTCGATCGGCTTTCCCGATCAAGATGCGGCACATTGGTCAGATTGCGGATGCTGGGCTTTTGGTTCCTTTCGCTTTGTATGAGGTTTATCCTGCGGATACTTTCCGTGCGGATCCTACCGTTTTTGTTCGTCTGACTACCCAACTTGTTCCAATTATGGATAATTTGTATTTGGATACGTTCCATTTTTACACTCCTTCTCGGCTTGTTTGGGAGCATTGGGCCGAGTTTATGGGTGAGCGTAAGCCCGATCCTGATTCGTCTATTGATTATGAGATTCCTGTGGTGACAGCCGATGGTACTACTGGCTGGACTGTTGGTTCTTTAGGTGATGCTTTTGGTTTGCCTATTGGTGCTGATGTGACAACGGCGATGGAAGTTTCTGCGTTGCCGTTTCGTATGTATAATTTGATTTGGAACGAGTGGTTCCGTGATCAGAATATGCAGGATTCTGTGACTGTTGAGACTGATGATGGTCCTGATACTCAGTCTCAGTATTCTATTTTGCGTCGTGGTAAGCGGCATGATTATTTTACTTCTTGTGCCCCCACCCCTCAGAAGGGTACTGGTATTGATCTTCCTTTGGGCACGTCTGCCCCTGTGGAAGTTGTTTTGACTGGTAACGGTACGAGGTTTGTGAATGCGACTACGGGTGTTGGTATTGGTGCTCAGACTATTGTTACTGATGCCTCTAGTGATGTGTTTATTGGCGGTGCTAATGTCGTTATGGATCCTGATGGTTCTTTGCAAGCGGATCTGTCTAGTGCGACTGCGGCTTCTATCAATCAGCTACGTGAAGCGTTCCAGGTTCAGCGTTTATTGGAGCGTGATATGCGTGGTGGTACTCGTTTAAAGGAGATTCTCCTTGCTCATTTTGGCGTTACTGCTCCTGATTTTCGCTTACAGCGTCCTGAATTTTTAGGCGGTGATTCTGTGCCGTTTAATCAGCAGAGTGTTGCTCAGACCACTTTTCAGGGTACTGAGACTCGCTTGGATCAGCGTGGTGCTCTGTCTGCTAATTCGGTGTTTATTTCTAATGGTGGTGGTTTTACGAAGTCGTTTGTTGAGCATGGTTATATTATGTCGATTTTGAATATTCGTGCTGATTTAACGTATCAGCAGGGTATTGATCGTCATTGGCTTCGTTCTACTCGGTATGATTTTATGTGGCCTGTTTTTGCTCATTTGGGTGAGCAGGCTGTTGAGTCTCGTGAGATTTATTGGACTGGTGAAGGTTCTCCTACTGCCGATCCTCCTACTGGGGATTATTCTATTTTTGGCTATCAGGAGCGTTTTGCGGAGCTTCGTTACTTTAGGTCTATGGTGACTGGTGCTTTGCGTTCTAATGCCTCGGGTACGCTTGATTATTGGCATTTGTCCGAGGATTTTGCTTCTCGTCCGACTTTGTCGGCGGCTTTTATTACTGATAATACGCCTATTGCTCGTATTACTGGTATTACGCCGTCTACTACGTCTCCGGCGTTTATGTTTGATGCGTTTATTTCGGGTAAGGCTGTTCGTGCTCTCCCGACTTATGGTGTTCCTGGGTTTGTTGATCACTTCTAATGGATAATTTTCCTTGGGAGGTTATCCTTCGTGATACCGTTCTTACTCTTGTATCTTACTACGCTGGTCGTTATCGTAAGGTGAACAAGATTTTTCAATTGTTTCAGAAGGATTCTGAGAAATGATTGGTGCTTTAATTGCTGGCGGTTTAGGTTTGTATTCTGCTTATCAGGCCCGAAAGGGCCAGGAGGATGCGAATGCTCGTGAGATGGAGTTTGGTGCTGGTCAGTCTCAGGCTCAGATGGATTTTCAAGAGCGTATGTCGAATACTGCTTATCAGCGTGCGAGAAAGGATCTTGAGGCCGCTGGTTATAATCCTATGCTGGCTTTGGGCCATCCTGCATCTACCCCATCGGGTGCTATGGCGGCTGCACATCCCAAGTCTACTCGCTCGGAAGAGTCGGCTATAATGTCTATGGCGGCTAAGAATGCCGCTGATGTGCGTTTGACTAGTGCTTTAATGGATAAGGCTCGCCAGGATACTGAGTATACTCGTGAGAGTACTCAGGTTGCTCGTCAGGAGGCTCGTGCTCTTGGTGCGGATGCGGACATGAAAGAGCAGTTGCGTGATTTTCGTACTACTCGTTATGGTAAGTTGTTGATGGGTGTTCGTGAGACGCTTGATACTGGTGTTTCTGGTCTTGTTGGTGGTTTTACGAAGTCGTTTGTTGAG